GAGAAATGGAGCAATCACGCTGCGGGCCATCAGGTATCGGCCAAAACAGGTTTGTCGCCTGCACCGTGTTCGGAGTCGTGGTCTGGTTGCGGAAGGTCAGCGTCTTGGACGAGCCGATTGACCACGCCCCGGTGAAGGTGCAGATGCGAAACACCCTCCGCTGCCGCTGCTCAAACACAGGATCAAACGTCAGCGGCCTCGCCGGTGGACGTTCTTGCTCCACCTGCCGCACCACGCGGGCAATCCGCTGGGCCGATGAAAGCTCGAACTGTGTGAGCATGGCTACACCGGCAGCGGGGTGGAGGGCGGCGTTCCAAAGATCGTGGCAAAGTTCGCCTCTGGATTCACGCGGCGATTCAAGATCGCCGGCACGCCAAGCGTCAGCCCGCCGCTACCGTCGAGTCCGACAGGGTTCGGAGATGCGACCCACTCGGCATTTTCATTGTCGAACACCATTGCCCGCCGCTTCTGACCACCGCCGATGAAGTTCCAGCCAATGTCGGGTAGTTGCAGATTGTGGCCCGATTGGCGGTAGTGCAGTTCGGCCGTGGCCGACCAGAAGGCGACAACGCTGCCGCCGAACTCCTCTTGGTCCTGCACGACCTGCACCTTTTGCACCTTGATGCTGTGCGTAGGACACCCAAGATACGAGCCGTTGTTCACGCAGTTCTGTGCCGTGTACCACGATGACGGGAAGGTGGCGAAGTTTTGTTGCACCTTCGCTAGCACAGTCGATTCCTGAGTGACCAGCCCTGGGAAGTAGTCGTACGCGCTATTCGTCAGCGGTCGCAGGGTCGTGCCGTCGTAGTACGTGAGTGCCGGAATCTCGCCAGGAGCCGAGTCGAACTCCCACACGGGCACACGACTCGTCGGGTGCAACAATTCGTTCGCCAGGATGATGCCGTACTCGGCGATGAACTGAACGTGATAAGGAGAGCCATCGAAGCCCTCGTTTAACGTGATCTTGCGAACGCGGTACGTTGGATACGTGGGGTGCGTCGATCCCAGATCAACGCCTAAAGCCGTCGCAATCTGCGGCTCCGTGATCGGGGTGCCTGTCAGAGCGTCATCCGACAGGACGCACACGAACTCGCGGGTAAGCTGCCGCGTCGCGCCGACTTCGTAGACGGCTTTGCGAAACAGTTCTTTGTGGGAAACGACGCTAGCCATCACGGCTCCTACGGAAGAATGAGTGCAGGCTGACCAAGCCGGTTCAGATCGCGGTCGATGCTGGCGGCGATGCGGTTCAGCACCTTGTTGGTCAGGCGGGCTTGGATTAGTTGCGGGTCTTGCTCGTTCGCTGCCAGCCCCAGCACGATGGCCGCACCTTCCTGCGTCCGCACGTCGGCGGTCTGCACGGTGCGGGAGCCGAGCGTGTTGAGGGCGGTGATGCGTTCGACTTGGCGGCCGTACTCCGCTTCCTCTGCCTTTTGGCGTTCCTCGGCTGCCTTCTGCTGCTCTTGCAGGAAGGCTTCTTGCTGCTTTTGCTGCGCGTCGGCAACCTTCTTTTGCTGCTCCAAAAACTTTTCACGCTGGCCGGCGGCACCGCTGGCAACGTCCTGCTCTTTCGCTGCGAGCTTGTCGATCTGGGCGAGCCTCTGCTGCCCAGCCTTGATTGCTTCCTTGTCGTTCGCGTCGCGGGCGGCGGCGAGCTTCGCTTGCACCGCAGCCTTTTCCTCTTCCAGAACCTTGATGTTCTCGGCAGCCTTGATCTGTGCCTGCTGCTGCTCATCCAGCGAGTCGAAGATCATCTGATCGACTTGCTTCTGAACGTCCTCGCGGCGCTTCGCAGCCTCTTCGATGTTCTTGATTTCTTGGTCGAAAGCCTTTTGCTGGGCGGCGATCTGCTGATCGAGTCCCTCTTGATTGAGGATGCCGTCCTTCGCCTGCTCTTGTGCTGCCTGCACGCCGGCTTGCAGTTGGGCAAACGCTGTCGCACCGGCGTTGCCGAACTCGGACGCCCGCTCAGCAGCGTCGTTCAGACCAGAGTTGATCGCCTGGAAGGCAGGGCCGAAGCCGGCTTCGCCAAAGCCTTGCTCTGCGGCCTGGAGGTTCTCGTCTAGCTGGGCCTGGAGTTGGTCGAGTTGGGCCAGCCGAGCGGCAGCACCATCGGCGGCAGCCGCGTTGCCAGCCTCGCGTGCCCGTGCCGCCTCGTCAGCAAGCCTCGCCGCCTCACGCTGCACGGCGAGAATGTCTTCCTCAATCTTCGCCGTCTCACTCTGGGCACCAAGGAGCGACTCTACCCGTTTGCGGTCATCTTCAATGAGCTTCTGCTGTTCGCTTTGAATCTGCTTGATCTTGTCGATCTGCTGGTCATAAGCCGCATTCGCAGCCTCAACCCCTTGCTTCAAGGCTTCGTCGTTGATGATGCCGGCGTTAAACTGTCGCCGCAGTTCGTCAATCTTGCTTTGGAACTGGGCCGCCGCGTCAAAACCCTGCTGCCCGAATTGGGCCGCCCCCTTGATTGCCTTGTCCACCTCGGCGTTCAGGCCGGCGAGCGTCTTCTGTGCATCAGCTTCAATCTGGATTTCCAGCTTGTTGTCTTCTTCGATGCGGGCGAGTTCCGCCTTGAACGCATCGCCGGCCTTTGCCGCCTCGCGGCGGAACGTCTCCTCATTGAACAGGCCGGCATCAAGTTGCTGCTTCAGCTTGGCGATCTGCTCTTGATACTGAAGTGCCGCGTCGAACCCGGCGTCGCCAAACTTAGCCGATTCATCGATAGCCTTGCTCACGCTGCTGGTGATGCCGTCGAGTGCCTTCTGAAACTCCTTGGCAAAGTTCTCGTCTAGCGGCTCCTCGATCACGCCGCGAAGGTCAGCCACGCCTGCCTTCGACTCGGTCGAACTGCCGAAGAGCGAGTCGAACCAGCCATTAACCGCAGCCAACCCATTGCCGAACGCCGTGAACGCCGCGCCGATGCCGTCCAGCACGGGCGTCAACACCGTGCCGATAGCCTGTGCCAGCCGATTCACTGAGCCGATGACGTTGGCAATCGCATTGGCAATGCCTTCCACAAGCCCGGCAAACGGCAAGAGCAGGCTTTGCCCCAGCCCACGCAACGAAACCACAACGGCATCGAACGCTGACCCGAGCGAGTCGATGCGGCCACGATCAAGGTCGCTGAGCCGTGCGGCAAATCGGTCGAGGTCGTTTGATGCACCTTCCAGATTGCGGAAGAACGGCAGCAGGTCGGCACCGGCCTTGCCAAAGAGGTTGATCGACGCGGCGGTGCGGCGTGCCGGGTCTTCAATCTCGGAAAGCCGTTGGCCGATGAGACGGTACTGCTCCTCCGGGTTGAGCGACTGAAGTTCCTGTGCCGTCACGCCGATTTCAGAGAGTGCTTTCTGTGCTGTCTTGCTCTCTTCATCTACGCCCGTGACACTCTTTTGCAGCCGCCCGAACGCCGCACTCACCGAGTCGATGCCGGTGCCGGAACGGTTCGCTGCCTCTTCAAGCGTCTGGATGAACCCGAACGACACCCCCAGCTTGTCCGCTGTGTTGCCGAGTTTTTCGACGCGGTCCTCTAGGTCAGCCAACCCGCGAACCACGGCGGCAGCACCGGCACCAAGTGCCGCGAACCCGGCGATGGCAAGCGTGGCGGGGTTCGCAAGAGCCGCGATAGACGAGCCAACGCTGCCGATGCCCTGCGAGACGCCGCCCGCGAACACCCGACTCAGCCCCTCGCCCGCCGATGACAAGCCCGACAGCCGGCCCGCCACGTTGCCAATCGGGCCGGGGAGGGCAGCGAGAACGCCAGAGAGTTCGTTGAACTTGAGCGTGCCGCCGTCGCCTGCCGCCTCGACCGCCTTGTCATAGCCCTTTGCCGCCGACTCGGCCTTAACGAACGACGCCGTGGCCGAGGCCACCGCGCGGTCAAACTGCTCCTGCGAGAGTCGGCCAGCATTGAGGTGCCCGGCCAACTCCTGCACCTGCTGGTCGTACTTCTCCTGCGGAGTGAGGTTCGCCTGAATGATGCGAGCCGCAGCGGCAGCGGCCTGGGCCCGCTCTTGCTCGGCTCTTGCCGCTTCGGCGTTTGCCCCGCTCGCCTCTGCTGCGGCTCGCGTGTATGTCTCTTGGTTGATCGCCCCAAGATCGAGCAACTGTTGCAGCCGCTCCAGTTCAGCCGCTCGCCGCTCCTCGGCTGTGCGGGCTTGCTCCGTGACGCGGGCACCCTCCGCAAACGCAGCCGCCGTATCCTGGGCCGACTGCTTCAACGCCTCAAACTGGCGGGCGTATTCTTCGGGCGTGATCTGCTGGTTCGCCAACGCCTGCGAGAGCTTGTCGAAGTCCGCAGCCGCCTTCGCCTGTGCCGCCGCAGCCGCAGCCGAGCCGGCCGCGAACTTGTCCAGCACGCTCGTCGCTTTCTCAGCCTGCTTGCCGAGATTCGCCAGCGCCCGCTCTACCGGCGTGAGTTGCTTCGGGACGCTCGATGCGTCAGCCGAAACCTTCATCGCCAGTGACAGGACGTTTGCCATGACTACTCACCAAACTCACGCTTGAGCTGCTCGATCACGTCGATCATCTGCTGCCGATGTTGCGGCGGCTTTTCGACCGGAACGAAATCAGAAGCCTTCGGTGCCTTTCCTTTTGGTGAGTATGGGGCGAGGATCGCGGACGCCAGGAGTCCGGTCTGCTGCCACGGGTTCGGGATCGCTTCGTAGTACCTCGTGTAGGCCATCCACTCGGCAAGCTCACGCATGCTCATGCGTCGCTCGATGTCGCGGACGGTCATTCCAAGGTGCCCCGCCAGACGAAACAGGAACTGCCTCGTCGGGCGGAGGTTCAGTTTTTTGCCAAGTCCTCCACGTCCTTCTCAGTCACGGCGTTGTGCTTCATCGCAAGATCGAACAGCCGGCTCATCACCTTGACGCTCTTCTGCTCCAGCTTGCTGATCTGATCCTTCGTGAACAGCGGCTTGCCGCTTGCGTCGCACAGGCACGACACAAGCAGCTTCGACCGCCACGAATCCATCTTCTCCCGCTTCTCAGCGAACTCTCGCTGGTACGCCTCCATCTCGCCCACGCTCATCACGCGGACGTGGACGGTGCCGCCCCATTCCTTGACGTTCACGGGCACAAGGCCCAGGTCATCGGCGGCAAAAATCTGGTCAGCGGTCAGGTCGGCCATGTGCTATTCCTTCACGATCTTGAATGTGCCTTGATAACGCCACACGTCCTGAACCTTGGCGGCAAGCTGCAACGTCTGGCAGATGGCTTTCGTGGTGAACCCGACCGTCACGATCTGGGCCGTGGCCGTCTGATTCACCGCTGTGCCGCCAAACGCAAGCACGCCCTTCTGTCCGTATTCACTGACAGAAAAGCCGGCGTTGCTCAGGACACTGACATCTATAGTCCCGAGGTCAAGTGCCCACGGAGTCACACCAGCGACAGTCGTGCCCCGCGCAATCGGCAGGCCGCCGCCGTAAGTCACCTTCAACTCGGTGATCTCACCAAGCGTGGTGCCTCTCCACGAAGCCGTGACGCCCGCAGCGTAGTGCGCCATGACGGGCCTCCGTCACGGACTAGCGGACAATGCGGATCGTGGCCTGACCCCGAACGGCATCCTGCGTGGCGAGGGTCAGCGTCGAGGACTGCACCGTGCCGCCCTTCGACACAAGCGACGAGCCGCCCACGGTGATCGTGATCGTGCCGGTCTGCTTGTCGTCGATAAGCTGCTTGCCGATGTAGTCGAACTGCACCGTGCGGCCCGTGTCGCCCGAGGTCGCACCGGCCAGCGGCAGATCAAGCGTCTTGGCAAGCTCGCCGGCCGTCTGGCCGAGATGGGCGACGTTGATCTTCTCCTCGTCGGCAGTCGGGTCGGCGTAGGAGATGACGATATTCGTCACGGTGTAGACGTGCGATGCCGACGTTGACCCGGTGGTCGGGTTCCACACAAGGACTGTGCCAGCACCATCATGCGGAGTCTCGAAAGCCATGCGTCAAATCTCCTGCCAGAGGATCGAAAACGTCATCTGTACTGTGTAGACCGGCGGGAGGTCGCCGCCGGCAAGCGTGATGAACCCGTCTGCCTCGTTCGTGAGGCTCACGTTCGCCACTCTTACATCATTCGTAGTTCCGCCCCACCCATCCAGACATTGCCGCACCGCGTCGGCAAGCTCTCTTACTCGCTCGTACGTCTCGGCAAACAGGTCTACGGAGAGCAGGACGGTCGGCATCCCAATCGGGCCGGAAAGCCCCTGCTGCCGCTGCACGCCGATCCGCCGCCACGTTGCGAACGGGAGGGCGGCCGAGGCCGGGGCCAGCACCGG